GAATGAACAATTACAATTGTATCTTCAACAAACTAATATTGATAGTACAATTATTGATAACTATAAAGAACAACTTCGATTAAAAGATGAGATGATTAAAACAATAAAACCAAAATGGTATGATAATAAATATCTATGGTATTCTATGGGTATTGCATCTATGATATTACCAATTTGGGCAGTAGGACAAGTAAAATAATGGCACAAGACTTTAAAAAAATTGTAAAGCGGGAATATCTTAAATGTGTACAAGATCCAATCCACTTTATGAGGAAGTATTGTACTATTCAACATCCAAAAGAGGGTAAGGTTAAATTTGACTTATATCCATTTCAAGAGAGATGTTTAACTGATTTTAAAGATAATCGGTATAACATAATCCTCAAAGCTCGTCAATTAGGTATCTCCACTTTATCTGCGGGTTATTCTCTTTGGATGATGTTATTTCATAATGATAAAAATATTCTTGTTATTGCTACAGGTAAAGATACGGCTAAAAATCTTGTTACAAAAGTAAGAGTGATGTATGATGGTTTACCTCAATGGTTAAAGACAAGTACAGAAGAGATAAATAAATTATCAATAAGATTTACCAATGGTTCACAGATTAAAGCTATCGCATCTACTGAATCAGCTGGTCGTTCTGAAGCTTTATCACTTTTAATTCTTGACGAAGCCGCATTTATTGAAAAGGTTGATGAGATATGGACTGCAGCACAACAAACACTTGCAACTGGTGGTGATTGCATTGTATTATCAACTCCAAATGGTGTTGGTAATTGGTTTCATCAACAATGGGTTGGTGCAGACGATGGGACAAATGAGTTTAATACAATTAGACTTCATTGGACAGACCACCCAGATAGAGATCAAAAATGGAGAGATGAACAAGATAAGATTTTAGGTCCCTCACAAGCTGCTCAAGAGTGTGATACAGACTTTCTAACTTCTGGGCAATCAGTAGTTGATCCTCAAATTTTACAATGGTATAAAGATGAAATGGTTAAAGCACCATTATTAGAAGAAGGTATAGATAGAAATCTTTGGATATGGGAACAACCAGATTATACAAAGGATTATATTGTAGTTGCTGATGTAGCTCGTGGTGATAGTACGGATTATTCAGCATGTCAGGTGTTTGAAATAGAAGATATGAAACAATGTGCTGAATATAAAGGACAATTAGGAACAACTGATTACGGACACTTTCTTATAGATTTAGCAACAAAATATAATGATGCGCTGTTAGTAGTTGAAAACAATAATATCGGTTGGGCAACAATACAAACAATTATAGATAGGGGATATAAAAACCTATTTTATCAGTCAAAAGACTTAAAATATGTAGATGTTGAGCATCAATTAAATAATAATAAATATAGAGCACAAGATAGACAAATGGTTGCTGGCTTTTCAACAACAATGAAAACCAAACCATTGATTATTGCAAAGATGGAAGAATATACTCGTGAAAAGATGGTAAAATTATATTCAAATAGACTTCTTGATGAATTATTTGTTTATATTTATCATAATTCAAGAACAGAAGCAATGCAAGGTTACAATGATGATTTAGTTATGGCTTATGCAGTAGCTCTTTGGGTTAGAGATACAGCACTTAGAATTCAGAAAGATAAAAATGATACACAATGGACAATGATGAATTCTATTTTGGAAAATAATGGAAATACGCCAGATGTAAGTGCTGGTTTCCAAAAAGGAAATCCAAATCATCCAAAGAAAAATCCATATGAAATTGATATAAATGGTGAAAAGGAGGATTTGACGTGGCTCTTGGGGTAGTTAAAATTGGTTATATTAAATAATAAGAGGTAAAAAATGGCAGAACAAGAAAATATACTAACGAGATTAGGAAAATTATTTCAGAATCAAATAGTAGTTAGAAAAACACCAACTGGTGACTTAAAAGTAAAAGATGTAAATTTTTCACAACAAGGTTTGGTATCAAATTTTATTGATAGATACCAAAGAATTTACAATAGTAATAATACTTGGGGTGGAAGATATGCAGCCAAAGAAAATGCAAAAAATGCATTTGATATTCAACGGAAAGAATTGTTTCGTGATTATGAATTGATGGATAGTGACCCAATTATATCATCTGCCTTGGATATTTATTCAGACGAAAGTACAGTTGATAATGTAGAGAATGAAATTCTAAAGATAAAAACAGATAATCCGAATGTAGCAAAAATTCTTCATAATTTATTTTATGATATAATGAATATAGAATTTAATTTGTGGCCATGGTTACGAAATTTAACAAAGTATGGTGATCATTTTCTTTATTTAGAAATTATAGATAAGATGGGTATTGTAAATATTAAACCACTATCTGTTTATGAAACTTTTAGAATGGAAGACCACGATCCAGAACAACCAAAATTAGTTCAGTTTGAACTTGAAAAGAATGATGGTAGTATACTTCCAAGATCAAAGGAAGCCGGTGAATTATTTGAGAATTATGAAGTAGCTCATTTCAGACTAATGGGTGATGCTAATTTTCTTCCTTATGGTAAATCAATGTTAGAAGGTGCTCGTAAAGTATGGAAACAATTACAACTTATGGAAGATGCTATGTTGATACATAGAATTATGAGAGCACCAGAAAAAAGAGTGTTTAAGTTAGATATTGGAAACATTCAACCACATGAAGTAGAAACTTTTATGCAAAAAGTAATAAATAAAATGAAAAAAATTCCAGTTATGGATCAATCAACTGGTGATTACAACCTTAGATATAATATAGAGAGTACAACTGAAGATTATTTCTTACCAGTTCGTGGTGGTGATAGTGGCACAGAGATAGAAACCTTACAAGGTTTATCTAACGAAGGTGCTATAGATGATATAGAATATTTAAGAAACAAAATGATGGCGGCTCTTAAAATACCAAAAGCATTTCTTGGATATGAAGAAGGTGTTGGAAGTAAAGCAACATTAGCAGCAGAAGATGTCCGTTTTTCAAGAACAATAGAAAGATTACAAAAGATAATAGTTGCAGAACTTGAAAAGATTGCTATTGTTCATCTTTATACACAAGGATTTGAAGATGCAGAACTTATCAATTTTGATTTAGAATTAACTAACCCATCAATGATACATGAACAAGAGAAATTAGAACTACTCACACAACAAGTAGAAATTGCTCAAAGTTTAATGGAAAACAAACTATTTTCTCGTGAATGGGTTTATGATAATATCTTTGAGATGAATGAACATGATAAAAAAGATGTGTTTGAACAAATCATTGAAGACCTTAAACAACAATTTAGATTTGAACAAATTGCTATGGAAGGCAATGACCCGGCAGTTACTGGTGAGAAAGATAATTCTTCAGCTGAAGCTGGTGGTGGTGGTGATTCAATGTTTGGTGAATCAGATTGGGGTGGTAGTGAAAAAGGCAGATTTAAGAGACCAGTAAATCCAAATGGAGCAACAGCAAAAGATTTATCAGATGCTACTGCGTATCATAGAGAACGATATGGTAAGAGAGAATTTAAGGGAAAATCACCATTGGCAACTTCTAAGGGTTCAACACTTGTAACTCGTGAAGGACTATTAAATCAATTAAAGAAAAAATTTGGTAAGGATGTTAAAAATCAAAGTATTTTGAGTGAAGAAAACATAATAAATGATGAGAATGATGAATAAATATACTATAAATACTAATTTATTTATATTTATATATGATAAATTACATAAAATCACGATAGAACGGAGAGATACTTATGCGTAACAATAAGTTGAAGCATAGTAAAGTTCGTAATACAGGATTATTGTTTGAGTTTTTACTTAGACAGATAACTGCGGATGTGCTTAATAAAGACGGTGACTCAAAAGCCGCGTTTATGATTAAAAAGAGATTTAATGAAAGAACGGAGTTAGGTAAAGAACTGGCTCTTTATAATATACTGATAAATAAAAAGTTTAATTCAGATAAGAAGGCTGACTATTTTATAAATGAAGTTATAGAAGAAAGAAGAAAATTAAATAACTCTATTCTTAAAAGAGAAAAATATAATTTAATTAAAGAAATTAAAGACACTTATGATTTACAAAAGTTTTTATCATCAAAGGTAAAAAATTATACAGTTTATGCATCAATATATAAATTATTTGAGTTTAAGTTAATATCTCCAATAGATAAAACAGAGTCACATTTTAATTTGGTTGAGCATGTAACTACTCAAAATAAAACTAATATAAAATCTTCTTTGAGTGTAGCACTTCCAGAAGATAATGATTTAAGAATAATTACATATAAAACACTTTTAGAAAAATTTAATACAAAGTATTCTAAATTAAACTATCCACAAAAATCTTTATTAAGAGCATATATAAATAATGTTTCCAATACAAATTCCTTAAAAGAATATATTGAAAAAGTTGTACCTGCTATTAAAAAGGAATTAAAACAACATTCTGATAAATTACAAGATAAAGTTGTTAAGATTAAATTAGCAGAAGCAATTAAATCCATAGATAAATTTTGTGGTGTGGGTAGATCTAAAATGGTAAAAGATAATGTGGTTGTTCAAACTATGAGATATATGGAACTCTTGAAGGAGCTGAAGAAAAGTGGAAATAAAAACAAAAAAACACTTTAACGATATATTAAAACAACTAACTCTTGAAATAGTTGAAGAAGATGAGTTAGAGGAAATTACAACAAGTGCAGAAGCAGGAGCATATAGCACC